ACCGGCCAACCAGCCGATCACGCAACAAGCCTTGGCAGGCGTTCGTCAGCAAGCCGGACAGGTTTATCGGCAGGTAGGGCAAGCCGGACGAATCATGCCCGATGCGCAATTCATTCAGGACATTCGTAGCATTCAGAACGTCTCGCAGAATGTCCAAGCCGGATTTCCGGGGGCGGTAACGCCTGCCGGCGATCGGATTGATGCACTGGTGACCTCACTCGATCAGCCGGGGTTTTCCTCCGCGCAAGCACTCGAATATACCAAGCGGCTGAGGCAACAGGCGGCTGCCAACTTTACGGTCGCCGGTCGATCCGGAGACCCTGAGGCGCGCGCACTGGCTCAAGCCCAGATTCGGGGTGCTGATTCGCTCGAGGATATGATTGGGCGTCATCTACAGGCCAACGGTCAGCCGGATCTGCTCCAAGCCTTCCAGGAAGCGCGTACGACGATTGCGAAGTCCTACCAGGCGCAAGCTGCATTGAAGGGTGGGAATGTCTCGGCTACTCGCTTGGCCGCACAGTTGCAGAAAGGCCGGCCCATGACGGACGGCTTCGGACTCGTCGCACGATTCGCCGATCACTTCGGTGATGCCACCAAATTACCCAAGGGCGGTGTGGGTGTCTCCAAACTCGCCGCCGCAGTGGGGGGGAGTGGAATGGTGGGCGGATTGCTGACCGGGAATATTCCTCTAGCCGCTGCTGCGGCGGCAGGGACCGCCGCACCTTACGCGGTGCGCCAAGGATTGCTCAGCGGGGTCGGCCAGCGAGCTCTGGCGACGCCAGATTACACTCCCAGCCTCCTGGGAACAGCCGCTCTGCAAAGTCTGCGACAAGCGCCGAATGCCGTTCTACCTACAACAGCGGCGACATTGCCGCTAATTCAACCGGGTCAATAGCAGCCGTCTGAGTTTGCCTTCGGGGATTTTTCTCATGATCGCCCATCGGATCGGGGCGACCACGCACAGCATGATCAAAAGGGCGCCGAGCGGGCGCAATGCGACGGCCCATTCCCATGACTTCATAGGGTACCCATGGCTATTCTGTTCTCCCCCTATCTACGCGCTGCCGATCAGGCCAATAACCCGATTCCAGGAGCCTTCCTCAGTTTTTTTAAAACCGGGACCTCTACCTTACAGCCTATCTGGAGTGAATTCACCCTCACCATCCCGCTCGCCAATCCGGTCCAGGCGGACGGTAACGGGGTCTGGCCTGCAATCTGGCTGGACGATGCACTGCCGGCGTATAAGGCTGTTTTACAATATCCCGACGCCAACAACCCAAGCATCCCTGGGGCGATCGTCTCCGGTCCCAACGGCACGATAGACCCCTACAACGCCGGCTTCAATGCTGCGGGCCAGTTGGCTCTATTGCAGCCCGTGCTCAATCCGATCACGGCATCCGAGCAACAGGCTGGAGTGACGCCCACCAATTACGCCTATCCATCGATCCAACCGGCCCGCTATGGCGCGAAGTTTGATAACGCCACCGATGATACGGCAGCCCTCAATCAAAGCATTTTAGTCGCCAAGCAGAACGTTCATGGTGCGGTCGGCAATGTCGTAGATCTGCCGCTGGGCACGGCTGTACTGACTTCCGAGGTCATGCTGCCCAATGATGTGCGATTCCTAGGCACCAACAAAAACGGATCAATCCTGCGAGCGGTGAGCGGTTGGAATTCCGGAACCTACCCGTTCATGCTGCGCGCGAATAATGCGCCTTTCAGCATGTTCGATTCAATCCTGGAGAGCCTGACGGTTGACTGCAATAACGTGGCAGGGTTGGGGGCGATTCAATCGGATGCCTGGCAGAACAACAGCGGTCCACGGCGCTGTCTTATCTATCAATTTACGACCTACGGCATTCTCTATACCAATGCAGGCTATTCGATATCAGGCGGCGCGGACATCCTGCCGCATGAAGATATCGAAGTTTACGGCTCCGATGCCATCACCCCCGCAGCTGGGATCAAAGTTGAGCAAATCTCCTCGGTTGGTAACTGTGTACTCGACATTCGCCGTGGAGTCATTGCCGGTGGCGCGGGGAATTTCCTGCCGCGTGGCATCGATATCGTGTACGACTCCAGCATCTTAGAGAAAGTGCACTTTGAGCAGTGCACGACCGGCCTGTATCTGGATGGCATCGGCACCCATGTGATGATTAACTGCGCCGCCGCCGATACGGTCACGAACCTCGTTGAGATTGCTGCGACCTTCCGCGGCTCCCTCACCATGATCGGCTGCCGTCGGGGGAGTGCGACCAACTTCATCAAAGACAATCGTGTTGGGGGACTTGGAACACCCACCTCGATTGATATTCCGTTCCTGCAGATCGGCCCCGGCAATGCCTATTCGATCAGTGGCATCACGCAGGCGGCCAGTGCCGTGGTCACTCTCAATTCCGCCGCTGGATCCAATCCAGCCGTTGTCGGCTCGCTGCTGAACTTTTCGGGTGTGGCAGGGATGACGCAGATCAACGGTCTGCGCGGAACGGTGTCCGCGATCGGAGGTTCAACGGGAGCGTGGACGGCGACCACCAACATCAATTCCAGTGGGTTCTCGGCCTACACTTCCGGCGGTGTGGTAGCGACCCCGGCCAACCGGGGGATCAGTGCGCCCAATACGGCCAGTGCCTGGTGTACTTTCGATGGGACCAAGACAGGCACGAATGCGCCCAACAACGGTTTCAACGTCAAATCGGTGACGCGCAATTCAGCCGGCAACTATTCGGTGAACTTCGAGAACGCGCTCCTGGCGAGTAACTCACAGGCCATCGCGGTGACGGCCGCTGGGCTGACTGCCTACAGCATCAACAATGCCGGTCCTGCCACTGGGTTTGCGCAGTTCATCGTGGAGGTGCTGAGTGTCTCGGCGGGCGCGATGGTCGCGACTCCGACAGATAACGCTTTTCTCACCTTCATCTGCTTTGGCCTCGGAACATAACCAAGGAACATCATGGAAATGGGGGCTGCGGAAGGATCATTTCCCGACACTGAAGATAACCTGGAGACGCATGCCAAAAAGACCATAACCAAACAAGCGGAAATGTGGTTGCGGATTGATGGCGTTCTGCACCGCGCAACAGAGTTGTTCGGCGAGTGGAAGGCCAAAATGGCCCATTGGAGTGATCGGGGACCCAGGGATTATGAGGCAGCCGATAAGGAGAGCTTGCGTGAACTCGTACGCAATACAGTGCGCGCAACGGTTGAGATTCAAGGCGGCTATCAGGAAGGCGGAAACGGGAGTAGTCCACAGTGGCGCAACTGGGTGATGACGATGCTGGGAACGCTGATCGTGATCGGAATCACGGGCCTGATCGTGATGTACGCCAACCAGAAGGCGATGAGCGAGCGGATGGACGGCTTCGAGCGCCGAATCTCGAACATCGAGCACAAACTGTGGCCATGACGCGCATTGGTTCTAATCAGGAGTCCCCGGATGAGTCGATCACGGCTCACCCCAGCTCTCATGTCAATGTCAATCGGTTCACGCTGCCGAAAGATCCGTGGCAGTTGGGAACTGCCATTCTTTTGGCGCTGTCGATTCTCGTCAATGTTACTCTCTACATGCAGCTTCGTCATACGGAGCAGACGGTTGATCTGGACCGGTACGACGACAACACGTTCATCAACGGGCGGTTCGCTGATCTTGCGGCGCAAGTGAAGGCGGACCACGATCTCATCCAAGCTTATGGCCTGCAAAAGGCAGTGAAGGAGAAGTGACATGAGTGGCGGCGGACATATCATCATTCGAGATGCGATCAAACAGGCATTGAGCAATCCTGTGGTGCACGGGGCATTGCCAGCCGACACGCGAGCTGAGGTTGATCCCATCCTCGCCAAGGATACGAGCGCGTGGACCGAGAATGAGGACTGCCTCGCGTTTGCGGCCTTCCACTGGGCGCATGCGCACTGCTGACATGACCGGTACCGAAGTTGCTTTGGTGATCACCTCGTGTGGCACGCTGCTCACGGCCATCGGCCAGATGTACAACGTGTTCAATATCCGGCGACTGGAGAAGAACACGAATTCTATCTCCACGCGCAATGAGGCGATTGCCAAGCAACTCGGCATCACTGAGGGGAAGGCGAGCGAGAAGGCGAATCCGTCATGAGCTGGTGGGAGGCGATCAAGGAGCTGTGGCGCGATGCGCGGGGCAAAACCGAAGAGCCCAAACCCTGGTTACCACCGCATTCCTGGCCGCACGACAAACCTTTGCCGCCGCCACCTGAGAAGAAGAAATGAGCGAAACGCTTGGGGAGAGACAACGTCGATTCCTCCCGCTCGTCGCCAAACTGATCGACTTCGCCTATGCGCAGGGTTATGAACTCACGGCAGGCGAACTCTACCGCACACCAGAGCAGGCCGCGCTGAACGCAAAGACCGGTGCCGGGATTGGCCACAGCCTGCACACACAGCGCCTGGCGGTCGATCTGCAGCTATTCAAGGACGGTGTATATCTCACCCAGACAGACGCGTATAAGTCACTGGGGGAGTTCTGGGAGGGCCTTGATCCGGATGCGGCTTGGGGCGGCAGATTCACGCGCGCGGACGGTAACCACTTCAGTCTCAGCTTTGGCGGGGTCAAATGACCATCGGACAAAAAGCGCTCCAAGTCCTACGCACAGTCGCTCCCACGATCGCTCTGGCGGTCGGAGGGCCGTTTGGGCCGCTCGCCAGTGCTGCCCTGTCCGCAGCCCTCGGTACGCCCAAGGGTGACGACAAAGCGACTGAGGCGGCGTTGCTCGCTGCCACTCCGGACCAGCTGCTCGCGCTCACCAAGGAGAACGATGCGTTCCAAGTGCAGATGAAGCAGCTGGGGATCGACGAAGAAAAACTCGTCTATGAGGACATTGCCAATGCTCGAGCGCGGGAGATCGCGGTCAAGGACTCAACCCCGCGGTACATGGCCTATCTAGTCACGGTGGGGTTCTTCGGGGTGCTGGGGTATCTGGTGGTGGAGGGAAAGCCCGTCAGCGGCGGGGACGTCATGCT